GTTTCCCAGTCACGATCCTATTAAGATATTTGAACGCCAGTAATAGCTTCTGGAAGAACTACTTGGCCGGTATTCCAACGATTCATTGTAAAGTTAACAATGGCATTACGTGCTTGTGTAACGTCATCACGGATAATTGAAAGACCAGTTCTATCAAGAATTAAATATCCTCTCATAAAATCGCCAAATGCAACGGCAAAATTTCCAGCGGATACATCAGGCATATCATTAGCAATTACATAAGGAATGCCCGCCAATGTATTTTCTACAACACCATTAATACCTGGCTGCCATATGAATTGTCCAGTAGTTGCCTTTTCAGTTCTCAAAAGAGCAAGGGTTCTACGATTTAAAACAAATGTTGGATTGTAACCTGTTTTAAGATTTCCAGTAACCTTTAAAATGTCAGTTGCAGTTAATGTTCCTGCTGTTTCAGAATTAATAAAAGTATCAGTAACACGAGTATCTTCAAGAAATCCTGAAGGTTGTTTTACACCCGTACCTAGAATGAAACGATTACCTTCTTGAAATGCAAAAGCTTCTGCACCATCTGAAATAATCTCAGTTTCCATATCAAAAGCTGCATCCATTAGCATATCCATAGTAATAGGTGCAGTGTAAGTTAGCCGATAAGGAGTAAAAGACTCTGACTGATAGGTAGAATTACTTTCATTATTTTGTTCAGCCTCACCCTCATAAGAAGCTGTAGGAATGGTATTACGAACTGGAACATCCAAAGTCTTCCCAGCAGTAGTACGAACACGAGCAATAGAACGAATAGGGCTAATTTCTACGATTTTCTTAACAATGACATTATCAAGCTCAACAGGCACTAAATAGCCGCCTTGAGGGTCAATATCCGTGCGTAGGGTTTGCTTAGTCTCTATTTCTAACGCTTTTTCACCTTTAACACAGTAGTCTTGAAGAGCTTTATAATAAGAAGTATTTTTGTAATTATTAGGATTTGCTTTACTAGAGCGAGAAACCTCAACCTCCAAATTAGAAATCTTTTCTTCTAAATCTAGTTGTTGTTGTTTTAATTGCGCTTTTTCAGCCACAATTTTTTGACTTTCCTTTTCATAAGAATCAAGGAAAGCATTGATTTTCTCAATTTTATCAATATTAGGGAATGATTTAGTAACTTCAGAACGAAGTTCTTCAACACTTTTTACAACCTTTTCAAGGTCATCTTGAGCAACGGTCATGATATTAACTCCAAATAATATTTATAAAAAATATATTCAAAATTAATAGCGTCCCGCCATTAACAAGAATGTTAAAAACAAATAACAATCACATCACGTAATCATTATTTTTTAAAGCTTTTTATATATTTCGTAAGGTCATTTAATTTATTAATAACAGTTTTAACATCACAAATATTAGACTTAAAGAATGATACAACAATTTTAGAAGCTTTCCGTGTAAAGGCTTTTCCATCTTGAAGAGCCTTTTCCAGATCACGCTTAGTCATGTCTTCCATGTCTTCACTTGTAATTTTATCTTCATCATCTTCTTCCATCGCTTTATCTTCAAAAGGACTCTCACGTCCCATTTTATCGTAATAGCGATCAATAGAGTTCATGACAGGTTGACGTTCATCATCAGGGATATCAACACCACCACGAGCGCCATTCATAGCGGCCGCTGCTGCAAAAATAGCTCTTGGAACAGCTTTTAATTCACCGTCCACAATATCTGCAATAGGAAGCTTATAAGCCCCAAATTCAAGCTCATTAGCTCGGTCATACCATAAAAAAGCGTTCTTATATCTTTCAGTAGGTTCATCTTCTGATCCTGTAAACTCTCTTACACGCTTATCCGCTTCTTCAGCATCCCATTCTCTATCTTCTGAAGCCAATGGTAAATCACGAAAAGGAATAGCTTCTTTAACACTAATAATATTTGCTTCTGGATTCATTGGTTCATCAACCATTGATCCCTCCCAGATAATCGCTTTAGTTATTTGACGAACACCATCGCTTTCAGAATCTTCAAGCGAAGTGAATCCTATAGAAAAATCAGTAATTACGCCTTGTTTAGCCAGCATGTAAATTTCTTTCCCTTGCTGGACTTCTAAATTAATTTCACCCCTTCCAAAAAGGCCCCTATCATCCTCTCTGAGAGTTTCGGGAGGGAACCCTCCAATTGTTCTGCCGTGGTGGTCTTTTAATCTTACTTGCCTATTCTTATCTAAATGCTCCTGTATAGACTCAGAAAAACAACCCTTAATAAACTGATCAGATACCCACCCATCGCCCCTATCTACATCCCATGTAGATATATAACCTTCAACTATACCAATAGGAATCCCATTCCTATCTTCAATTTTATACCGAATTTGAGGTTTTTTGAAAACTTTTTGTTCTATTTTCACAACAGAGCAGCCCTTATGACTTGTTCATTTTGATCATTCAACTTCTCAAACCTTATAGCCACTATTTTATCATCATCGTACTGAGCAGCACATCGACAATTAATGATCTCATCCAAACTGGCTCCTAGTGAAGTATCACCTGGTACCATTAAACGACTATCGCCTACAATAAATGGCTCGTTCGACGGAACTGTTTGACCATCAGCTTCTAAATGAGTTTCTCTAACACGACTATCACCCTGAGATACCCACGTTTTATTAACTTGACTTTTTATAGGTGTCCCTGCAAGTATAGACGAAGTTTGAGTAGTTAACACTTCAATCTCGGTCAATTTTGCAGTTTCAGCCGATATCTCAGTTTCAGTTGTAACAATTGTAGGTATCCTATCTAATATTTTACGTTGCAATATATTTTTTGCAACTAATGCCAGTTCAAAACCTACTAAAAGATTCTTTTTATTAAAAATTTGTCCGTCTACTTCTTCTTGAACCTCTGTATCGAACGTCTTCGCGATAAGTAAAGCTTCTTGAGCTTGGTCTTGTGTCGTTTGATTGATTTCATTAGCTATGTTTGTTGATCTATTAAAGTTAAAAGATGCAAATGATTCATTAATAATTTCATTTTCTTCGTTAGTAGACTGTATTTCATTTGGCAAAGTTTTTCTTACTTCATTGCCAAAATCACTTTCAACTCTATTATATTGAGACAACAATAATTCTTTTAACTCATCATCAAACCTTTCAGGTATAGAAAAAGGAACATTGCTCAAAACTGATTCAGAAAAATAACTCAATACCTTGTTAAAAAATCTATTAACTTCTCGCCTAAACCTACTTTCAAGCCTAATTTTTTTAACTAAATCAATTTGAGCTTCGTTAGACATATCAATCTATAAAAGTATCATTAAACAATTCATCTTCAGGCGTTGAGCCTATCGAAATCAAATTAGCTGGTATATAAATCTTATCACCACCATCCACGTCATCACGGTTAGGTAAGAAATCTCTAAGTTCATTAATGCTCTCTATGCCGATTTCTTTCCTTATTTTAAGTTCACTATTCCTTCTCATATTTAAAGCTGGAATAGAATCCATATCAGGGACAATAGTTGTAGAACATGGATCAATGCCAAATCTAGGAAGCAAAAAATCACTTAACCCTTTCATGATGACTTTAGCGAAAGGTAGCGCTGCGTCATCATAAAGTGCTTCTTTGGCCTTTTCATAATTGTTGAAAGTAGCCGCTGAATTATCAAGAAATACCAATGGAAAACCATATTGATTAGCAATAGCAACACGAGCCATTTGTTGGAGATTAAAAAAATCCATGTCTTTGTTGGGCGAACCTATATTCTGTATTTCCAACTCATTACCAGCAATAACACCAATGCTTCCAGCATTTTCAGCGCCTCCAAATTGCTGTCTAACATACTGCTTAGTCGCCTGAAAATCTTCATCGCTCATTGATTGTTTAAAGTTAAAAACAACGCTTACATTTCCTCCTTTTTCAAGGAGACTGACATTATGTTGTCCACCTAATATATTTTGTCGAACTTCTTTACTTGCTGATACAAGTAAAGACTGACCTCTTAATAAAGAATTTAACCGAGTAGAAAAATTCCGTGTCATGTGCAACTCGGTTAATGAATCTCTTATATAGCGCACAGAATTGCCACGAACTCTTGGTAAATATTGACCTGCTAATGTTACACCAGCTACTTCAATGCTGGATGGCAATCCATTGTTTCCCTGTGGAACTGTTATTTCAGCAGGGCTAATAGGTTGTAATTCTTTAGGTGGAAAATTCAAAGAACCAATAGCCACAACCTGATATTCGCCAGTAATCAAATAATTTTTTGCTATCGTTTCCAAAAACAAATTTTTAGTGAGATAAGGAGATGGCTTTCTTAAAAAATCTAGTACAGGGCTATCGGACTCTATCGTTCCATCTTCCAATTGTAAAACCATGTTCATATCAGCAATTGCCGTGGCTATTCTGTTAACTGGAATAGATACAGCAGATGACTGATCATATAAAATCAAAGAAGAAGCAGCAGTAAAGGCCGCGCCTTGTGCGCCTAACAATAAAAAAGAGCCAAGTGCTGGTGTAGTCCCAAGAACAAAACCACCTCCCACACTTTTTTTAGAAAATCCAAGTGTTGATGATATCTTTTTTAAAATTCCCATATATCAACCTAAATGCACTTTACTGCCAATTTTAAATAGGTCTGTCAATCCCCATACCAAGGCGTCCATACGGTTAGGCGAAGACTTCTCCTGATGAAATATAGTTTCGGTTAATTCTTGTTCTAAATCAAGTAATGGTTTTCGATGACTTATTAAACCTTTTTCATATAACACAGAAATCGGCTCTGCACGTGCGAACTTACCCTTAGACGCATGAACTAATTTTATCTTAATATGGTCATTTCCTTGGTACTTTTCAATCACCTCTTTGACCATTTCTCCGCCTTGATTGGATTCAGCGACAATATAGTTAGCATCATAATCACTATAGGCTTTAATAACGGATTTTGCCCATTCTTGAGGACGCACAGACCCTTTTGGCGTACGATCAGCCTCTACGATCCCCTCACCACTACCATCCAATGAACACACTATAATACCACATTCATCATTTCCTGGATTGCTGGTAGTCGCCGGATCGACAGCGACAATGGTTTTAACCGCTTCCGTGTTTGTTTTGGCGTTTGCCCATGAAATCATTTCATAAG